ACTACCAAAAGAGGCGAACACACGTCTATGACGCCTAATAGGATTACCTATAAGGCTAAGACTAAAGCTCCTCTGGGTATAGCTCTTCATACCGAATATAAAGATGGTAAGGCACAAGCACTTTCTAAAGGCGCTACTAAGAAGTCGCCTAATATCTTTACACCTGAGCACGAGTATCATCCAGAGCCGAGCACCTATTCTGAGAAAGATCGTGCAGCAACTGAGCATCACCTGAATGCGGCTAAAGCACTTTTGACTGGTCACACCTCAAAGCACCTCACGCCTGAGCATCAGATGCACTTTGCAACCTATATTAATAGAACTACCCGTAAAGGCGAGACTCCATCTGTAAATGGATACAAGAAGCACCTTGAAGGTGAAGGTACTAAAGCAGCGGGTAAAGTAAAGACTCCAGCTGCTAAAGAAAGAAAAGTTGCTGAGCATGCATCTTTAATATCTCACGTTGATAAGAACGCTAGTCACTTTCAACGGTCTCTCGATATTCACCACCATCTTGAGCAAGCTACTGAACATGTTCTTAAAGGCGTTGAACACCCGGATATGCAAACACATATTGATGGTAAAAAATCAGCCGGCGAAGGCATCGTTCTTCAGAAAGCTGGACGTCCTATTGCTAAGTTAGTTCCTAAAACAGTGTCAAATGCAATCTTGAACAATACAAGATTTAAAAAGCCAGAGTGATTTGAATATTGGAAGATTGGTCAAAGCTTATAACCGTAAATTTTGTAGGTGGATTCTGTGGAGATTTCATCTGTTCTTTAGCATATAATAGTTATTATAACAGAGAAATATTTCTTGATGATAGAGTAACAAAAGCTACGCACATTCCAACAAATGAAAGTCTTCCGTGCTTAATATATGATGGGGAAACATTTAAAGATTTTGACTTACTAACTCACATTTATTATAATCACGATCTTTTTCAGACATTAGTTGATTACAATGCACATATTAATAAAAACTTTGGGTTCTCAGAACTTCGGTACGAACAACTATCAAAGATATATTTAGTATGTTACGATAAAGATCGTGATGTTTTTATAAAAAACGTACAAGAATTCTGTAGATCTATAATTCCAGGTAATCTTAAAGACTTTGTAATTCTGCCACACACTACATCAGACAATAGGATTCCTGAGTTTTATTTAAGCAATATGTTTCCTAAATCTAATAATTTAACTATCGTTTGCTCAGATGATAGATTTAATAAGTATTTTCGACTTCTTGGTTATCATAAATTCTATGGAAAATTATATAATAACGATATAAAAGAATCAATGAAGATTTGGAATTCATTTAATTCTGGATTATTATCCACTTTTCAAAGGTCGTATTTTAAAGATCTTCCAGGATCTAATGAAACTAAGATTTACATAGATAGATTCTTATTTGACTATGACGCCAGTTATATTGAAGAGATGGAAGCAATCTTTTCAAATATAATGAACGCTGAAATAAAATATGATAGAAATAAAATAAAAAATTATCGAGAATTGAATAGATCTATAATGGCAAAGTATCTTGAAATAGAACCCGATTTTGATCACACTAATCTTGAAAATATAAAAAAGATCAATAAATTTATGAATGATATTCACGGTGCTTCACAATAATCTCATAACCATAAACTATCCTCACGGTTATCATGGCGACTTAATAGCTTGTTTAATAACCAATACGCGGCCGAATCTGTCCAAAAGCCTCACTGCAACTTATACAACTCCCGGAATAATTTCAGCTTTTGGCGTAAAGAATCTCGATATCATAGTTGGGATGCACGATTCGCAAAAGAATAGAGATTTTTTCTTCAGTCAAGACACGAAGTTTGCTAAAAGACAGTGTTACTATTACATTCAGTTACAAGGCGAAGACTTTAGAGAAAACTTAAGTGATAACCTAAGACATCAGTTTTCGCATTTATACGATAAGAAAACTGTTTTTAATACGCATTATTGTAACCATCAAAATTTTCTTCCTCTTCAAGAGATATTTCCAGGATCACTTAACGTTTTTCTCACGTTAGAGAATAAGAACAATAAACCGCTATACGATTTCTTATTCGAATATAAGATACTTAAATACTATAAGAACACTTCTGCTTACGAATTCTTTAAAGATAACTTACACAGCGAACCACATGAAACTGAGACGCCCGTGTACGTTGATAGGTTAATGACAGAAGATGGACTTAAATACGCAAAAGAACTAGAGTCTTTATTTGACTGCAACTTTGATGCTAAACTGTTGAATAGATATAAATTAATGAACGAGCAACTGCTCATGAATAATGGATACGTGTATGAAAATCTTGATCACTGGTAACCCAGAGTTTGGTTTAGCTAAGTCTTTATATAAGATTTATCCAGAAGCCATGTTCGTGAGCAGACACAACGATCACGATATAACCAAGAAAAAGATTCGCGAGCATATTGCGATGGTTTCTCTAGAGTATGATGTATTCATAAACAACTCTGCGCTGCATGCTTTTAATCAGACGCTTCTTCTTGAAGAAATTTATAACGCAGCTGCGAAGATAGGACACCAACTCCACATCATTAATGTAGGAAGCACTACTGATAAGGTGAATGGATCTCGCGTTTGGATGTATAATACTGAGAAGAAAGCTCTCAGGGATATGAACAATACGATGGGTCTCGTTTCAAACTGGCAAAAAAGTTCGGGTCCGAAGGTGTCGTACATTAGCTTCGGTACGCTATCAAATAATCAGCATAAGCATCAAGACAGACAATGCATAGACATCGATGAAGCGGCGTCGTATATAAAATGGATAGTCGATCAACCGAGTTATCTTTCAATAAATGAAATAAGCATCGATAAAATGCAGTGCGAGTCTTGGGATGAATGAATTAAACTGGAGCAACTACGACTTTACAAAAATCCCATTAGACAAGATAGTAAGTATAGGTCAAAGGTCTATGCTTTATCGTGACTTATTCGTAGTCAGTTGGATCTTAGGTAGATTCTGCAATTATAGTTGCTCGTATTGCTGGCCATACGCGCATAGTCGGATTAAAGATCATAGATCTACTGAACTGTGCCTAAAAACAGTCGATGAGATTAAGCGCCAATCTAGGTTAAATGGATTCAATAGTTATCACTTCAGTCTCTCTGGAGGCGAACCAACGTTCCATCCTGGGTACTTAGACATACTTCAGCACTTAGCTGACGACGTTCCAAACTGTAACTATACGTCTGTTCATATGACGTCTAATTGCTCGCAGAGCATGAAGTTCTTTGAGAAGTATGTGCGTATCGCTTCGAATTTTAATCGTGTTTCGGTTACCGCGTCTTTTCACAAAGAACATCTTAACACTCCAGAGAAAGTTGCTGAGTTTGCTGATAAACTCGAGTTCTTTCAAAGTTGGGACATACAGGTTACGATCAACATGGTCATGGTTCCAGAATGGTTCTATGAGTTATACGAAGAGGCGATGTACTTTCACGATCGCGGAATCAACGTTACTCTGAAACCACAAAGTGATCCGAAAGCTTCAGTCGTAGTTCCTGGATATACAGATCACATGTTACAGATCTTATGGAATGGTATGCCGCAAAGATTCTTCACAGATACGAAGAAGCAAATCATTAGGCCTAAAGCAAAGCGCCATCTCGAAGATATAGCTATCGAAAACGATAGTAAAGTTCCGCAAGACTTTCAAGTAGAACTTACCGATGAGCTCGGCAATAAATGGTACATGGATCAATCCGAAAGATTCAACGCTTTCAACTTCAACAAATTTGAAGGATGGATGTGTAACTCTGGTTATCAGTCTTGTATCATTAGAGAACCCGATGGTACAGTTAAGAGAAGTTATAGTTGTCACGATAAACCACTCGGAAACATCGAAACCGGATTTAACTTATTTCCAAAACCCATGCTATGTACTACAAAGACCTGTGTGTCAAGTGCTGATAGCAAGATACCAAAGAGGTTAACAAATGTCTAACGAACAATTTACTTTTAAGCGTGTTAATGGATACGAATGTAAAGTTAGACATGAAATGGTTGATGGTGTTGATGAATGGCTGTGGCCTTGGGACGACCAAGGACTTTGGCTTGGTCCGAGTCAAGAGTGGCCAGCTATGAAGGAGCTTATACTTGAACACTGCAAATCATTTGATACAGTCTTACAGGCCGGTGGTGCATGTGGGATGTATCCAAAACTACTTTCTAATATATTTGAAAGAGTAGTAACATTTGAACCCGATCCAATTAACTTTTTCTTTTTATCACATAATTGTAAAGATCAAAGAATAACTAAGTTAAACGCCGTTTTAGGTAATGATAATAGATGGGCAACATTCAATTATCCTGTTGAAAACAATAGAGGTACTGGATCTGTAAGTTTTAAAGAAGACGATCCTATTTCCGGTAACACACTGATGTTCAAAGGAGACAATATTGTTTTTAAAAAATTAGATCTAATCTATCTTGACGTTGAAGGCAGCGAGTATCACGCCATTACTGGATTGATAAATAACATTAGACTGCATAAACCAGTAATTATATGCGAAAACGCACACGCGGGCCCAATTGATTATCTAGCCAACTTTGGATATTCAGTCGTAGCTCGATCTAACTCGGATACGGTGATGAAAGTCATTGAATAATGGATGAAAAGAAGTTTCTAGAAAATTTTGCTAAGGCTCTTGGGGCCGAAGACACGCTTAATAAACTAGAACAAAAAGAAATTCAGCAAGAAAAAATGCTTAGGGGCATGGCAAAACTCTTAGGTACAGAAGAGCTTTTGGAAGAAATAGAGACTAAAAAAGCTAAAGAAAAAGCGGCAATAGAAGAAAAGAAAGCAAAAGAAAAAGCAGTAATAGAAGAAAAGCGTGAAAAAGAACGTAAACTTTTAGAACAGATGAATGCTGCGCTTTCGCGTCTTGTTTCTACTGCACAACCCGAATATGAAAAAATAATCGAAGAAGAACTCAATGAAGTAATTCCTTTTGTCAATCATCCAGATAAAAGTGTTACTGAAGATATGATCGTAGTTCCTGTAGAAAAAAATCCTTTTAAACCAATTAAACCAAAACAAATAACATTTGAAGATTTACAAGCACAACCAGAACTTCCAGTTGATGATTTCGTTACAGATGCAGTTAAAAATCTTTCAAAAACTGCGACTGGTCAAATACAACAAAAAACAGATGATATTCCTGTAGGATTTAGAAGAGAATTAGATCTTATAAAAAAATCAATCGTCGATCTTCATCTTTTTGCTTCTCGTCATTCGCAGCACGGTGGCGGCGGTGAAGTTAATTTGCGCTATCTAGATGACATTGATAGAACATCAATTGCAGATGGATTATTTTTAAAATATGATGCGGAATCTAAAAAATTCGTATTCGCCGCTCCTTCAGGATCGGCTACAACACTAGAAGGTTTGACTGATATTGTTATCACCGATAAATCCGATGGTGCTATCATACAATATGATGTCAATGATAATAAATACCATATAAAACAACTAGCACTTATAACATCAACTATAGATTCAGGAATTTTTTAAATGTCAGGTCCACCAGCAAATAAAATTCAAATTAAAAGATCGGTTTCTAACGCCGTAGTTACCGGATTATCAAACGGTGAATTAGCGTTTACACAAGTAAGTAACACATTGTTCATTGGATTGCCAGACGGTTCTGGCGTTGTAGCTATTGGCGGGGCTAGATATCCTGGTACGTTAACTGCAAACCAAGCGCTTGTTGCTAACTCGTCTTCTGCAATTGATAAAGTCATTGTTGCAAACGCAGTTATTACGTCAATATATGCTAATGGCGCAGTAGGTACTACTAGTCAAATTCTTGGATCTAATTCATCGGGCGGACTTTTTTGGCGTGATGCTGGGTCTCTTGGTACAAACGTTGATTCTCAATTTGCTTGGACTAATACACAAACGTTTTCTAATACCATTACATTTAATGGCGCCGTTTTAGCTAATACTGTTAATTCTACGTCATATACTGTAGGAACAACTTTCACAGCAAACTCAACAGTTGTTAATGCTGTTTCTTATTATGCTGGAACTTTACTTGTTGCAAATAGTACTGTATCTAATGCAACACATCTAGGTGGAACAGCCGCTTCAGGATATCAAACAACAGCGGGATTATCTGCTAACGTTGCAACTCTTGCTGCTAACGCTGCTACTTATCTAAACGGTAAGACTGAAGGCAATCTTAATGTCAATAATGCTCTAACAGCAAACGCTACTACTTACGTAAACGGCAAAACGGAATCTAACCTAAACGTTAATAATGCGCTAACAGCAAACGCTGCTAGTTATCTAGGTGGTAATACTGCTTCAGATCTTCGTACATATTCTGAAACAACTGCAGGAAATGCTTATACTTGGGCGATGGCAAACACGTTGTCTCGCAATGGTTCTTATACCGGCAATAATACACTCGGTGGAACAAACACCGTTATTTCTAGTAACTTGGCTATTTCAGGATCTATTCTTTCAAATATTGTTCCCGCGGCAAACGTTACATATAATCTTGGTAGTACCGGATTAAGATATAATCAGATATTCTCATCTAACGTTACCGCAGAATATATCACAGTAGGAAAAGATCTTTCTGTGTCTGGTAACCTATATGTTACGGGCACCGTTGCTTACATCAACACAACATCTTTTTCCACGACTGATTCGCTGCTACAATTTGCATCAAATAACACAGTTACAGATGTTCTTGATATTGGTTTCTTTGGTCAGTATCTGGATACTGCAACTGTAAAATATACGGGTCTATTTAGAGATGCTACTGATGGCACATATGCATTATTTGCTGGCTTAACAGAGGCTCCATCCGCCACAGTAAATACTGCTGCAGCATCATATGGTTATGCAAGCTTGAAAACATATATAACTTCAAGTGCTCTTATAGCAAATTCGACTCAGACAAATATCACCGCAAATTCGACTATATCTGTTGCAATTACTGCAAATACATTGAGCTTTGATAATATAGACGCCGGAACATTTTAACATGATCTAACCTTGCAGTATATACTGCGTTATGAGGATGCCACATGGCTCAAAATCGAATTCAAGTAAAACGTACTTCCACGTCTGGAAGAACGCCTAATACAACTAGCTCAGCAAATGGTCAATATATTGCTGCGGGTGAATTGGCTCTGAATATGACCGACAAGACGTTTTTTACGTCTGACGGCACAAACTTAATTTATGTCGGTTCAAACGTTAATTCGCTTGCCGTAGGCACGACAATAACAGTTAATGGAAGTGTAGGTACTGCTGGTCAAGTTCTAACATCAGGTGCGGGTACTAACGCATACTGGTCAACACCCACAACTGGAACTGTGACTTCTGTTGCGACTGGTAATGGTATGACCGGCGGTCCTATTACTAGTACAGGAACTGTATCAGTTGTCGCTAATAGTGGAATCGTTGCGAACTCTACAGGTGTTTTTGTCAATCCGAATACAGGTATAGTTTCAAACGCTACAGGTGTTTATGTTAATGCTACATATATTGCAACTATCAGCGCAAATAATGCTTCATTTCTAGGCACAGTTGCTGCTGCTTCATATGTTCAAAATACAGATAGTAGAACATTAAGCGGCAACTTAAACTTTACTGGTGCTAATCAATATTTTAGTACAGCACTATATGTTGGTGCCAATGCCGGTATAAATGCGACAGCTCATTATATTGGTAATAGCACAGTATTTGCAAACGTAACTGCAGGACAGTTAATTTTCTCATCTAATAGCACTAATACTTCAACAATTAATAGCACATCATTCACTGGCACAGCTAACAATGCATCTTATCTTGCAAATGTTGCAGCAGCTAACTATGTTCAGAACACCGATAGTAGAACATTAAGTGGTAACTTAAACTTTACGGGCGCTAATAGTTATTTTTCTGGCAAGACAACTCATGCAGCTAACCTTGTATTAGCCGCTGGCATTGATGTTATTGATTCTACTGCTTCACGCGGAACCGCGGGGCAGGTTCTAACATCTAATGGAACTGGTAACATATATTGGTCAACTATTTCTGCTGGTGTGAATACAACCGCGCAATATACGTTTTCTAATACTATAACATTTTCTAATACAATAACTGTTGCTAATATATCTGCTAATGGAACTACTGGTACTTCAGGACAAGTATTAGTTTCTAATGGTACGTCACTATATTATGCCAATAGCGTATCAGCTACCATTTATTACGCAAATGGATCAGTTGCTTATCAAAGTATAAGTTCTTCAGTGACTCCTACTGGCAGTAATACTGAATTATACTTTAATGATTCTGGATCAATTAATACTAATGCATATTTAACATTTAATAAATCCACTTCAACATTAACAGTTAACAATATTACCGTTCCCTCTAACTCTACCGTTAATGTTGTAATAACTGCTACGAGTATTACGTTATCTAATACAACTGCGGTTCCATGGATTGCTAACACAATTGGTGCATATCATACTGGAACTATTAATGCTGCATCGCATACAGTAGGAACATCATTTACAGCAAATAGCACATTGGTAAACGCTGTATCACTGCTATTAAGTACTAATACCGCAACAATTGGTACTGCTGCATATCATGTTGCTAACGGGAATTTCGGTGTTGGGACGTCTTCGCCTAGTGCCAAAATGCATCTTGCAGATGAAAATAATGCAGGTTGGAGATATGATCAATACAATACCAGCGATGGAACCAACTTTAGAAATTATAGAGCAAGAGGAAATATAGCATCACCAACCGCAGTTCAAAGTGGCGATAGATTGGGGTCATTCCTTGGTGGTGGGTATGGTGTAACTGGTGGTTTTAGTGGTCCTAATGGCGGTATGTCTATCTGGGCCGCTGAGACTTATACGGGAACTGCAGCTGGAACATATTTAACATTTAGTACTGCTGCTACAGGTTCAAACCCAGCTGGTGGTGGAACCG